TCTTACCAAACATAGGGTTACCTTCACCTGATCTGTATATACTAATTTCTATCTTTATTTTAGAATATTCTCTTGCACTGACTATATATACTCTATCACTTCTCTTACAAGTCATTAAATACCCTAAGACAATAATTAATTTCTTATTATTTGGATAAATTTCAACAAGTAATTTGTGTGCTACAAAATGTTCTTTTGCTGTTAGAAGGACTAAATTTTCTTTAAGATTAGTCCCGTCTAAACATACTGGAGTAATATGATGATTCTCATAATAAATATAATTAATATGATCTTTCCTTAATTTCTTTCTATCTTCAGACTTTGCTTTTATAATAAGATCATCATAAATCTTCTTGTAGTTCATTTTACAATTTTAGTGTTTGTAATTTTCGTGGTGTAAAAATATAAAAAATTTTTCACATTTAATAATAATTCGCCTAAATACTCTTTAGAAATATTTCCTGGGTCTACTTCTTCGTCTTGAATATCACAAATAAGAACTTCAAAGTATTTAGATAACTCCATACTGTACTGTTTTATTTGACGAACAGTTCCAGGATCATACATTAAAATTACTGTCTTTACCTTTGTTTCTCGTAATAACTGAATTTGATGATCAGAAAATGAATTACCAAAAGTAAAGATTACTTTTACTTCTTCTGATTCATTTGTCTTTAAGTGATTTGATAAGTTTGTTTTATCAAAAATCCCTTCTACAGCAAATACTGTATGTGTATTATCAGTAATTTCATCAAATCCTCCAAGTATTCTATCAAATGCTGTTTCTTCTGAATTTCTGTATCTTAGTACCAGTTTCTCTAAATCTAATTTTGATCTCTCTAGATTTTTCTTATGCCATTCTTTTGAATATTTTGATCTAGCTAACCAGGCTACTACTCTTCCTTTTTGTCTAATTACAAATATTAAATAGTTATGAAGTTTCTTTTCTAGAAAGTGAGTTGTTACTCCCACTTCAAATTGATCGTACTGATACCCTTTAAAATTTCTGTCTTTTAGATATTTATCAAAATAGATTCGTTCATATCCTCTCGGTAGTGATTTTTCTGGTAATTCTTCTAACTTCTCTTCTTCTTTTTTTAATGGTTTTAACTGTGTATTTAACGAGATCTCTTGTTCATAGATAAGTAGATCATTTCTATTAATGGCCTTTAGATACTTAAAGATAGATAGATTTTCTGAACATTCATAAAAACAGTGAGTGACTCCACCATTCTCTGTAAATAGAATCCCAAACTTATCTCCTCTATTGCAGACTGGACATTTTGTCTCCTCTGATTTCATCCAACCTTTTCCTCCAAAAGGTACAAGAGATAATTCATCTATGATCTTCTGTTTATTTATCTTCACTTGGTTTTAATTTACAATTATCAAAATACTCTTCTTTCTCTCATCATCTGTTTGATTACCAGAAAAACAGAATGAAAATGACTTTACTAATGTTCTGTCGCCTTCTGTACAACTTCTATCTATGACCCAATCTGGATTATTCCAACGCTCTTTAGCAACATCTGAAGTTTGTGTTGCTGTTAAAATTCTTGTCTTAAATTCTACAGCTAAGTTCTTCATTAACTGTGCTACTGATTGAAGTTTATCTTTCTTATAAGCTGGATCAAAATCAATCTTCTTATTTGTCCCACTGACTAATAAGTCAAGTGAATCAATAACAATAAGATCAGGGAAGACTCCTTTTACTTTTTCATACTCAATAATTAAGTTTCTCACATCTAACATAGATGCCATCCCAAACTTTTCAAATGCAAATATTTCAAGATCTCTTTTCTTAGAAGACATATCTTCTATGACTTTCTCCATCTTAATCTGCTTCTCTCTTGGTATATTCCCCCACTTTACTTCATTATAAGTAGTACCTGTCCAGATTTGTGAATACTTATCAAAAGCTTCTTGTTTTGATCCCTCTAACTGAATATGTAGAACATTGTAGCCAAGTCGTGCAGCATACATCCCTGAATGTTTTAATACTGTAGACTTCCCTACTCCTGATCTCATAATCCATAAAGCTGTATCTCCAGTATCGATCCCTCCATCAGTAATAATATCAAGAATATCAATACCGAAAGGGACTTTTTCATGTACATCTTCTCCAGATTCTTTCTGTATCTGTTTCTCCTTCATCATTTGCTTGAAGTCAGCAAATACTCTTAAAAACTGTCCAGTATTTGACTTCAACGAAAAGTTAGCAAGTTCTTCTGCACCATCTGTAAAAAGAGACAAGGCTTCCTCTTTCTTATCTTCCTGATACTTCTCTACAACATCATTAAATAATAACTGAAACTTAACATCTCTTATGAATTGGAATAGTTGTTTTAATGCTAACTCCTGATCAATAATATCTGCATTCTTTATTTTTGCAAGAGTGTCTTGTACTTCAGTATTAACAGGGAATTGCTGTGAAATAACTCCATATGAAGGTAATTTCTGTGTTAAAGTATATTGGGTATTAATTGATTGAAGAATGTGTTTAAATGCTTGTAACTCTTTCGGTATATATTGAAATTTAAGATATTCAATACAGATCTCTAAGAAAGATTTCTTGACAAACATTAACTTAAAAACTTCCTCGAGAAATGCTGGTGTCAATTTTTCTGACATACGATTTTATTAGTTTTGATTAATTCTATAAATATAAAAATTATATTTTAAACTTCCTAAGTTGAAATTGTATAAGCTCTAAATGTACTTTTATTTTCTCGTAAATCAGTAATTGCAAAGAAGCATGACATTGCCTGGTCATCCTTACCTCCTACAGATTCTAATGTCCCACTATCAGGTCTGAATGAAATACTATTAAATTCTTGAAATAGAGATTCAGCAGCTTCTTTTGTAGTACCTTCTTTAAATGGGACTTTAATCTGTCCTCTTTCAAATAAAGCAGCAAGACTTGGTAGACCATCATACCAATTTTTCTTATTTACTCCAGTTGTTGTAAACTGTTCAATATTTCGTACGCCTCTCTCTTTTGCCATATCTGCTAACATCCCCTGAAACCCATTAGATTCACAAATAATTTTATTGGGCTTAAATCTCTGATTTAACGATACAATTTGTGAAATCTGTTCATTATGTGTAGCTCCTCTTTTTCTCCAAACATGTAGTAGATAGAGATTATCCATAGAATCCATTCCCCAAACTGTATATACAGTAAAATCGGCTCCTACATTTGCTGACTTTGCAAAATCACAGCCAACAACAACTCTTCTAAGTTTAATTGGGTATGCTTCAATATTATCTACAAGATCAATATTCTCCATCCCAATTACTGATCTCATTAAAATTTCATAAGGGAAGATAGTTGAGTCATCAGAAATAGGTACAACCATATATTCTCTTGAAAATACAAGAGTACCTAGAGATAATCTCTCTTCCATTAATTTATTATAAGTAAACCTATCTGGAGATAGTAGAGTCCCATCTGGAAAGACAGCTGGATATTCAAGTACCATAAATCTACTATCTTGTTTTAGATCATAATAGAGATCTCTTTCTGAATAAGGAGTTCCAGTAATAAAACAGTATCCAAATGGTTCTACAATCGGAGTAATACCTCCATAAAACTTACTCTTTAATTTATCTCTCTGATCTTGACTATAAATTGAACTTTCATCTGGCATATCATCTCCTACTACAGACCCTGTATGTAGTCCACGAAAGAACCCTCCAATACCTCTTAAGTGTAGTTTTGCACCAGTTTCTGTTGTAACTCCTGTTGAACCGAGACTTGACTTATTATAAGGATTTAGTTTCTCACTGATAATATCATTAAACTTAATTTCTTCAACAATCTTATCTATGTGTTCTGATCCTAATGTACTTGTATTTGTTATGAGAAGAGTCTCCTTTCTATTTTTATTATCAATTGTATCAGGTAGATAGAAGGAGGTTTTATTATAAGTGTACATTCTCCAGAGTGGAAATGCAAAGCAACTTTCATAAGATTTACCATGTGACCGACTTGCTAAGATAGCTAGATATGGATACATTTGTATCATATTGCCCCATTCGAGATTCCTCCATCCCTGGTGAAAGTTAGGTAAACAAGTCGTCTTAAAATAATTATAACTGATTCTCTTTAACTGTTCATCAAAACTCTTCTCAAGATTACTCAAAAAACCA